GTCTTATCGCACAGTCTTTGTTTGACTCCGTCCCGCTGGTCCGGTTCAACCCGGTCATTGGCGAATTCGTCAGAATTTCGCACCAGCGTTCGGACGGCATGTATGTCAGCACTGGCCGTGTCGGAGAGACCATCGAGGGCACGATCCCGAGTCATCTCGACAGCACCATCGCTGCGACTCACCGCACGTCTTCGACCCGCATCACCACTGCGGCTGTGCTCACCATTCTTGGCAAGAGCATAGCAGAAGTCGAGACTGTGCGACCCGCGGCGACGGTACTTGTTGATTATCACCGTCAGCACACGCCGTTTGCGGAGGTTTCAGTTTGCGCTGATTACGCTGTACTGTCCTACGCACCGTTTCATCCACTCGTTGGAAGTGACAACGCTAAGCCGTCGCTCCAAGCGTTCATGCAGCCCTTCGTCCATGGCGCACTCGCCCCAGAGATTTCTTTGGCGAGTGCGAAACAGGCGATTAAAGGCCGCATTGAACGCATCGCTCCGGCGCCGAAGTCCCGCCTTTGGTTATACAAGTTCGCCGCCATTGTTGGCCGCCGCATTGCGCACAATTTGATGCACAACGTGGCTTCCACAACCGACGCGCTGGACTCTGCTCTGACCACTGTCCTCTGGGACGTCGACGACGTGATTGCATCTGCGACGACTAACGCACAACGCACCCGCTTACAAAACGGTGCTGATGTTGTCGAAGGGATCATGCGAAAGTCCCAGACTTTCATCAAGCGTGAAGCGTACGGAAACATTAATGATCCGCGCGTCATCTCGACGATCCAGGACACGGAACAGCTTCAAATGCTGCGCCGCGTTCGGACTGTCGGAAAGCTCTTCGGCCAGCACAAGTGCTACGGCTCCGGTAAACCGATGGACCGGATCGCCGCACGAATTGCTGAAATCGCACTCAACGCGTCCAGTGTGTTGTGTGGCGACTTTACACGCCAAGACAAACACCGTTCTGAGTACGCTCATGTCTGCGAGCTTGCCTTCGGGCAGGCTCTCTTTAAAGGTGTGAGCGGAGCTGAGTTCACTCGGCTAATAAACCTCATTACGACTTGTCGTGGCGTCATCTTGCCACGTATGTTCACAAGAGAGAACACACCGGCGGAGGATTTAGAAGCCCTCCGCTACGCCGTCCTTTGGCTCCGCCTTTCTGGCATCGCCTGGACGAGTTACATGAACACCGTCGACAATGTTCTTGTACACGCTGTGGGCATTCACTGCGCACGTGATGTCCCTCCTGACGAGTCAGCGGCTTTGGCTGCGACGGATCAGGCTATGGATAACGGCATGTACCAAGGCGACGACGCGGTGTTGGATGGAATGTTCGCTACGGCGGAATCCATCATTAAAGCCGGCGCGCTTCTTGGTTATCCGATGAAGTGCGACGTTGTCGAACGGGGCCAGCCTGGTCTGCCCTTCCTCTCCCGTTATTACGGTCCAGATGTTTGGTT